GGAGAGTGGGATGATGCAAGGTATATTGCATTTTATCAGCAGTGCCTTCCATGCTACCTTGCTTAGGTCTCGAGACATTATGGTTAGAGAATTGGCAAGGCCATTAACTAAAGACTTCAAGTTGAACACAATTGACAGGGTATCATCAGATGACAGTAGCAGGATAAGTTTTGTCCATGCTGACACAAAGTCATCGGCAGCTAAAGGAGAGGCATTCTGTATAGTTGATCATTATGTCATAGGACCTTACTCCCAACTTTTCGGAGTAGAATTGAGTCCAAAGTCTTTAAGGGCAAACAAGATAGTGCTGGAATTCAATTCAACATTTTATTTTGGTGCTAGTATTGTGAGTCCAATGAGCAGGATGCTTCCTGCACTAACTGAAATACCAGAATGTGAAAGTCTAATGGAAGTACAAGAACAATTCAATAATACGCTGCGATCATATAGGGAATCTGGTGCTTCCAGTTTTCAGACTTATGTTTGTTCTCTTAGCCAGGGTTTGTTATTTTACATTATGTTAGGATGCATCAATCATAAAGAACAACACTTCTTTAAGAAGCTAACAAGTGAAGTTAAAATGTCAACACTTGGCTGGTATTTGACACAACCTATCTTCTTAGCAGGATTGATGCGTTGATTTCTTAGTATGGAGGAATACCAAAGTGAGTGAAAATGAATCAGCATTTTTATCAGAATCATTGAGGAAAGGAGATAAAGAAGAAATCATGAAGAAGGCTAAAGCAAATGTTTCTGGCTCATTAAGAACGGAATATAGGTTGGCACTTGGTGACAGGAAGAAAGCTTTAAAAATGGTTGAAGAAGTTGAGGGTGATGCTGCTAGTGTGTTGGGTAGGAATTTAGACATCGATGAGGAAATCATGAGGAATCCAAGGGTTGCATTCTTCAAATCCACATCAAAGGAGGAATCCATTGTCAAAATAAGAATGAAAGTGAGGAGTCCTGGCATCCTTAGAAGCTTTGGTAGAGGATCCTTTAGAAGGATGGTGTCATCTTTCAATAATGCATGGGTCTCTCAGTGCATGACTGCAAGAGACATCACGCAAGAAATTAGAGATGAGGTTATTTCAAAGGAAGTCATCGATGAGTTGACATCAAGATATGGGACAAAATTATCTAGTGCTATTATGAAATCTGTTGGAAAATTCACCATGCTAGGTTTACTAATAGCTGAAAAAAAGAAGAAAGTTGCAAATGTCTTGATTCCGATGGATGACTTTCAGGAAAGATGTGTTTTCCCAAGGTTTGAATCTTATGTCACAAGGCTTTCAAGAACAGAACATGAAAGGTCTGTTGAAAGCATCTGTTAATCAGAAAAAGAGCCTAAAGAATAGGTTGACAATGGTTCAAGCATACAATCTGACATACACTGTAGAACAGTGTGTAAAGCATTACTGGTTTTAGA